GATTGTCTTTCAAGAATAACTCTTTGTTTTTGTTCTAACCATTCGTTTTTAAAATATGAAATTAAATTTAGGTCTCTAAGTCTCTCTGAGACTCTCCAACAAGGATAGTAAATAAGTATTCGTTGATAACGGTCATCTATTTCAAACTCACTAAACGCTACAGTATCTGCACCCCCTGAACCAGAAGCAATACTTGTAGTAAACTGCGTTGCACTTATAATACTCTTTACAACAGTTCCTGCTGAAAATCTTGATCCAGACATTTTCATTCCAATACTTAAATCAGCCGTTGAAGTCATACTAGATGTTGTAGAGGCGGCTGCTGTCACTGCTTCTATAAGCATCTTATGTGGCAATCGATAATAATAAACTTTTATCTCTTTCACTTCAGTCGGAGTAGGGAATATGCCTAACTTGTCTTCGTGGATATAAAAGGCTTTATCTGTCGTAATATTGCTCATCGAAGAATCATCGGCAATGTCATTAATTTCGTTAATACCAATACGCTGACAAATACTTCCATCATAATCAACTCTATATATACGAGTCATTGATTCTAAAGATTGTCCTGATGTTGTAGCTCCAGTAGTATTATTTTGGAATAAAGTCCAATCGGTAACATCTACATTACTATTTTTCATTGCGTATTCACTCGTGTCTACAACTGAATTACGAGTCGCATATCCTTGCAATAGATTTGCCTCATCACAAAGTTGATACTGGGCTTCGTTGATAAGGTCGTGTATAACAGCATCAGATACAACAGAGGTAGAGTCTACTCCTGTAATGTTTCTGACTTCTGTTGTTATTTCTGTTAAGGTCATAATATTCCCAATAAAGAGGGGGAGATTAATCCCCCTCTTCGGTTATTGATTAGCTTAGATCAGTTCTCGCTGAAACGTACTGAATGACACCGTAGTCTTTGCTGTTGTAGTCACTAATGTCTACACCATAGATCTTTGCTGCTGAAATACCGAGTTGGTTTCCATAGTCAAAGGTCTTTTCTACCCACATCATATCAGATGATTCTGCAAAACAAGCTGCTTGTGCGCCCATGAAAAGGTTTCTTGAACCTTTTACAGCCGCTCCACCACCGTTATCGAAAGTATTTACACCTTCGTGAGAGTGGATAACAACCCCATTGTAGATACCTAAAGCACCCTTAAACAATGGATTACTATCACCACGAACCTGAGCTTCACGTTGAATTTGCTGAAACTCATCGAGTTCAAACAGATCATAAGCAACTTCAGGATGTAATACCAATACATAGTAGTCGTTACCGTCTACACGGATTGGTCTCATTCTGTAGTTAGCAGATCCACCTATCTGAGCGATTGTTTTCAATGCACTAATATCAGCTAAAGTGATTTTATCATCTGCTATTAGAGCAGCTTTTGGATCAGAAGTTGCATACACAGAAGCTGAGGCATCTGCTCTATAATAAGCATGAGTACCACTTGTTGTTGATAGTGCAGAGAAAATATCTGCATCAATCAACTCTGAGTATTGTGTTTTGAGAAGATCTAGGGAAGTGCTTCTGAAATCATAAAGCACTTTAGAGTTTGCGAATTTACCTGTATCTCTTACAGCTAACCTTTTTTGATTAGTGCTAACTGTGTTTGAAAAGGTAGATAGCGATTGCTCGTTACCCTCTAATGATGAATCACCAGTAATTGCACTTCCTGAAAGCTGAGAAACAAGACCAAAAGTAACATCTTTACCTTTGCCTTCTTCCATTTGCTTTACATGAATTGCATTTCCTGGGCCTTCACCCATGAATTTACTAAAGTAAACTCCTTTGCTAACTTCACTCTGGAGTTCTTTAGCCCATCGTGAAACTTGTAGGCCTGATGCCCAATTTGCTGCCATTATTGACTCCTATTAGTTAAGGTTAGTTTTGAAGAATTTACACCAGACAACAATCTTTGCTGCATCAGCTGCGTTGATTGCTTTTACATCAATGGTATCTTCTGCTGAGTAATATCTTCCACCACTGTAAGCAGTAGTTCCGTTGATACTACTATAAGATGCTCCTGCACTATTACCGTTAGAACCATCCAAGAATCCATCAACATCGTCACCGTCACCAACATCAATAGTTAGTGTACCACCTTCTGCTGTAAGAATTACTGCTCCAACTGCGACAACAATAGAACCTGCAGGTACTGTGATAGCTTGCCAAATATCGTCTGCTGCTAAATTTTGTACAGCAGTGTCGATCATTGCAGCCATCATACCACCAGGCATTGCATCAGTATGTGGAGATGTATTTCCGTAACCAGAAGCTGAATCAAAAGGGCCTTCTTTATGTGAAACTGTAGCCATTTTTTTCTCCTAATTAAAATCCAGAAGTAACCTCCATTAAGGCTTTCCTACGAACTTCAGGGGATAAATTGCTCCATTGCTCAGGGCTTAGATTATCGTAATCTGTGTCCGACTCGTTTCCTGTACTAACATTAGACAGTGTGGTCGGTATCTTGGTTGCTTCCGTTGCTTTTCTCGCTTTATCTATCTCTGAGTTCGTAACATCCTTAACAGGTTTGTTCTGAATGTTATAAACATTATAGGCATCCTCTATAAAGGTGATGCCCCTTTCATCGCCAAAAGCAGCAATCTTTGCTAACTCTTCTTGACCTAATTGAGGATGTTTTTCAATGAAATCATTCATCATAGCATCCATAGCACCATTATACTCTGTCTCAGCTTTCTTCGCTTCTTCAGCTTGGAATCTCTGATCGATCATATCTTGTGCTTTTTTAGCAGCCATAAACTCAATGTATTCTTTCTGCTTTGCAGGGTCGTATTCATCAAACTCAGGGATTGCCTCTGGTTCCTCTTGAGGTTCCATTGACTCCTTTAGTTCTTCGACCATTTTACGCAAATCACCAAGTTCATTGGTTTGTCTGCCATTTAGGCTTTGTAGGTTAGAATAAGACTTATCCCTTTCTTCAGCAAACTTCAAAAGNTCATCAACGGAATCAAACTGATTCTCGCCTACTTGTAACTTTTGCTCTGCTGTTTCTGGGGTCTCGGTTGATTCTGCTTCAACCTCTGTCTCGTTATTGGTCGGGGATTCTTCTACGTTAGAGTCGCTATACTCTTCACCAGACATTTCCTTTTCCTCATCAATATATTGAAACTTAGATTCACTCATTATTGCATTACTCCTTCTCCACCTTTTGGTGGGGGTTTTTGTTGTTGTTGTTGTTGCGACTGGACTTGAGCTTGGCGTTCTTGCTCAAATTTCTCCAGTATCTCATCGGATGCTTCCATGTCGGATAGTTCAACGAAAAGTGGGAATAAACTAGCGTACCCATTTCGTACTAATTCCCCAACTTGGTTAGCCATTAACGCTCTCATCGTTGGAGTATTTTGACCCTGGTCTAAGACCACATCAAACTCCATTGTTGAGAAGTTGTCCAAAAATTGGCTGATGATCTGATTGACTTCTGCCTGTTCTTCAGGTTCCACCTTATCAAATTCAGCTCCTATAATTCTTTGTATCTTATCTACAGAATAATACTGTTGCATATTAGACACTGCCATTTCTAATGTATTCTTTTTACAAGTGTCTAAGTTCTCCATTTGTTCCATTAAGGTATTCATACCTTGACGAATCCTAGTTTGAGCTGCAAGTCCAGACTCTGTAGAACTGGTTGCTATACCCATCATTGGATCTGTCGCACCACTGATTTCTTTCGCATCAAAGTCGCTTCTCTGTTCAAAGGAAGCAATCGTTGGTACAAGTGCTGTGTGCTGATTAGACCATTGACTCATAAAATCAGATATTCTACCTTTAAATCCAGGTATACCTATCCATTCTCCATTCGCTGAAGCTCTATTCATTTGATCTGCAGTAACCTTATTCCCTGTGAAGATACCACCACCCTTTGGAGAACGATTAATAATATCTAAGGCTTGTGACCTACGCTTATTCTTTTCTCTTTGAGGGTCTTTTAAATTTTCAACCATTCCAAATGTTTCTACATTGTCACCAGAGTCTTCAAACGTATAAAAGAACGGTATTAATGGAAACTGGTTATGTTTATATGGATTTGGTGTTTTTTCCTGTAAGACTCTTGCACCTGCAAATACAGTTACATAAGTCTTCGGAACACTCTTAGATACCACATTCAACTCTACAGGAGCGACTTCCATCTCAGGTCTTTCCATAATACTTCTAATGGCTTCATTCGCTTTACGTTTAGTCTTAAAACCTTCCTGAGAGAACCTTCCTGTTTGTGGATTCACTAAATAAAATTCTTTTTCATACTCTCTTTCCCATAACTCTATAATGCGAATCTTCTTGCGATGCGCATCCATGTTATAGGCTTCCATGCTTTTAAAACCGTAGTTAGGGTCTACATTCTTATATTTGTCGCCTAACTGTACACCAGTTAAAGATTCTTCACCAATTAATGACTCTTGTATATCTTCAGCATTCTTTACATCTCTCAGTGCATCTGGAAACATATTTTTAGCTTTAGAAATAGAGATTAACTTGGTTCTTGCCAGTCTACCCCACTGTGAGCAATCAGGAGTGGTCGCTTCTGGATCCATTAGTACATTCATCCAGGACTCTCTTCTGATGCTAATCTTACTATCAAAGTATTCGCCTGCTTCTACAGATAAGTCTACCCATCCTCTACCTGTAATTACACCGTCCTTAAAAACACGACTAAATACATTATTTAATGATTGATTGTTTTCTAAATGATATAAAAGAGAAGTAATTAGCTTTGCTTCATTATCATCATTCATTTCTACAGGTCTGGCACGGTATGATGTTCTACCTTGTCTTTCAATACCAGTCACTAAGTTTACCTTTGGAAGAATAATATTAAGCTGAAGAGGAGGACGGCCTTCAGCTCTTAGTTTTGATATGTCGGAACTATCCCATTGTCCAGTTCCGTACCCACCTGTATAAAAATACATAGATTCTTTTGCCGCTTGCATAAATGTCCTATTGCCGCTCTGCATTGCTTGATATACTTCATGTAAATATGCTAAATCGCTCATGTACCCATCCAACTTGTTGTACGTTTAAAGAAACTCGGTGTTCGATAGGAACTCTTGCGTTTCGGTTTATTTGAACCTTCTACCGCATGAACTAAATACCTAACACAGTCCATAGCGTGATCATTCTTTTTCACAGGCTCTTCTGGTGCGCTTTTCTGGCTATGCCCATGCTTTAATTCTTTCCACTTGTAATCCATTATTTCGTCTAAAAGAAAACCCATATTTCTTACATCAAAAAACTTTAATTGACAGTGACCATTCTTATCGGTCGCCAAATAGCGTGCTACCCGATCAAACCCTGCTCTTTTATCATTATTAGCCCTTTCCCACTCAATACCATACTCTTCCCACTCGTCAGCAATAGAGTGACCGTCCCTCTCTGTTCTATTGATTGAGGGGTCAGCAATAAACTCATAGTCCACTCCTGTCTCTAGTCTATCTTCTACCATTGGAACTACTTCATCTATGCGCATTTCTGAGCCATAAACAATATCATAAATAAAAATATTCTTCTCATCGTCTACTGCTGCAAATAAAATGCAGGTCGGGTTTTTATAACCATAGTCGTAAACCACATATCTATTCCACCACTTGGGCATTTCAAAGGGTTCTATCACATGAATCTTTTCGTCAAACATCGGATAAACCAAACCTGCAAAATCGTCCCAACTACAATAGACATAACGATTAACCCACATATCAGGCATCGATAATAAATGTTTAATATAATCTGCAGGTAAGTGAGGATTATCACTGTATACCTTTACTTCTTCATCGGTCTCTGGAGCAGGTGCATCGGGTGTCCAAGTCCTGGTCTCTATCAATCGATAGTCTCCTTTTGTTACATTTTGCTTTTCTTTATGTTGTTTAAACTTTTTCCATACCCAATCATGTCCTGCAGGGTTACAGGTATGAAAACTGCAACGCATCACACCTTTCTTCCTTAATTGACCTGCTGCAGCAATGAATGTACTCTCTGTAATCTCTTCTAACTGGTCAAAGGCATACCAACCTAGATTCATTGACTTAATACGCTGTATCGAGTCTCTAGAGTCGTCCAAAGCCATATACACGATCCTTGAACCATTCTTAAAGATAATCTCTCTATCTTGAGACCTGTGCTTGGAAACAAAACCACCTGCTAAGTCCAGTAGTTGAATTAGTGTTGATTTCTTGAACGCATCGAGTACCTTACGTCCCATTAAGCCTAAGTTATTCTCGTAAGCTGCACTTTGTTGGATCGCTTCCATGCACATGGCCTCAGTTTTACCTGTACCTAAACTTCCTGCTAATAAATGATGTTTAGACCACCCTGTATATAGATGATACTCCTGCTGATGAGGTAACGGATCGGTCGGTGTTCCATCAGGGAACTTATAGGTTACTAAGATGTCATCATTCATGCTATGTTCTTATATAACTCTTTCCAATTTATTGGCAAACTACCGTCCGTTTCTAACTTAAATATTTTAATTGCCACATCGACAATCTCCTTAGATTCTACTTGATCTAGTCCGTATAAGTCACGCAATATGTCCAGTAAGAAGTCTCTAGGAGACAAATACTGTATATCACCCTTATCATTTACACCATACGGATAATACTTCATTTTACGTTTTTAATCATCTTAGCACGGTCTTTCGGTGTAATTCCTGCTACCATGACATTTACTTGTGTATTATTCGCCTGCATTCTGTCCCTATATTTGTGGGGGTCTAAGGACTTTAACTGGAAAATCCTTTCTGTCGTGTTCTTCGGCTCTGCTGCTTGTTCATACGATAACTTTTCAAGACCATCTAACCTTTCTTGATTAAATGATTTACGAAGGACATCCACTGCTTGTGCAAACTGGGGGTCTTTCTTCATCGCATATTGAACACTACCGTAATAATAACCCATCTTATTTGCCGCTATCGAAGGAAATCCGTGACAATCTACCATTGTTTTTAAGAAAGCATCTTTCTTGTCTTCGGTAAAACGTACTTTTTTACCTGTGTCGATCTGTAAGGTGTTTAAGAAATTGGCATAGTATTCGTTGTCGTGAAGGTTCTTTACCGCCTTTTTGACAGCCGACTTCTCCATTTCCTTTGGTGACTTTTTACGGTGTGCGTCTTTCAAATCGTCTGGAATATATGATGGAAATAACATGAAATAAAATAGTTAATTCTTTATATTGTTTAATTTAAGAAAAAAATGTTTTGCTCTGAAATATGTACAGAGACTAACATATATACCCCTCGCCTCGCACAATGTCGGGTATGGGGGGGGTGGTCTGCCGTCCTTAACTCGCCGTCCCAACTTTCACACACCTTATAATTATTTAAATCAATTCTATTTCTGCCGTCCCTTTTATATCTATTTATTACTACACTTACAAGTGATCATGTCAATTAATGCTTTATAGTTGCTTCCCTCGGCTTGTGATAGTCTCTATATATATAATTATAAATAATTCATTGGATTGCTTTAATTCGTTGGTAAGTTTAGTCTGTCAGCAATGGCAATTAATAATAAAATCATACGTCTGAGGAGGCAATATGGAAACTAAATACCATTTATTACAATTAATTCAAGTTCTTTACGAAGATAGATACGATGAGCGCATGCCATATCAAACCTATTTATTATATAAGAGAATGAGCGTAAAGGCATTAAGTAACAGATATAATAATGAAACTCTTTTAAGGGGGGAAAAGTAGGATGAAGGATATAAAAAACATATCAAAAGAAGTTGAAGCGTTAGGCTTTACAGAATCAACTAGCTCTAATGACTTAGGAATTAATTTTGTACTAATAGAGCATAATTACGATGATTACAATGAAATCAAAATACACCTTGCAAACTCTTTAAATGATGACGGAGAGAACGAGGAGTTTGATTATCATTGTATTACTTATGGCCAAGACTTATTAATTAATTATTGTTTAAATAATGATGAATTATTAAGCGTTCTCAAGAGTAATAGAGACTTATTAGTAGACTTACAATTAACCAATAAAAAAGACTTATTAATAAAATTACCAAAGTCATCAAAAGGCTTTGGTTTATCTTATGATGTCTCAGATGATTTTAATGAGCCAAGCATCGAGACAGTTTATTTTACATCTGAAGATAAAAGAAATTCTATTTATAATGAATTAGAATTGCAATTAAACGATAAATACAACGGAGGCAAATAGAAATGAGAAAACCTACAATATATGAAATAAAGAGATTAACCAAAGAAAAAGCCCCTTATTTCTTCAGTAAAGACACTATGAAATTTTTTAATCAAACATTAAAAGATTTCAAGGTGGAGAGTGTGAAAGATGGCAGATTTAAAATATCTGCTGATAGTTTCGGAGATAATGAAACAATCAGATTTTTTAACCCAATTACAAACGATTTAGAAACTAAATAGAGGAGATTAACAACAATGAAGAAAATAATCACATTAAAAGCAAATGATTCAGTCTTTGAACATTCAGAGAAACCAAAGGAACTAAAAAACCTATTAAATGAAATTGAATTTCAAGCTATAGAAATCCGTTTAGGCAGCTTAGGCAATCCACAACCAACAAGTAAATATAAAAAAGGAATGCAATATAAAATCATTATGAAGAGAAATGGCAAAGAAATAGATTTTGATTTTACAGAGTCTATTAATTCCACTTGGGGAGGGAGTAATAAAATCTTTGATATGGATAGATATTTTATGATTCAAAGACCTATGCACCAAATCAGAGATCTTTTATATAGCGTTTTAGCGTGTTCTAGGATGGATTA